CCCTTTTAGAGATTTAATTCCCCTACAGCGTTTTGTTGGCCGTGTTACGCTTTGAACAACCGCAACATCGAGGTGTAACAATGCTCAACCCGACCGACGAAAAATTCCTGCAGGCCACGCTGCGCGGCGCCACGCCCGAGGAAGCGGCCATCGCCGCCGGCCTTAGCGAGAAAACCGCCCGCGTGGCCGGTGCGCGCCTGCGCAAGAAACCCGCAATCGTGGAAGCACTTGCGGCTATCGGTATCTCAACCCTCGGCGTACCTACAACCGGCCCGAAGGTTACACACAGCGAACCGCAGCCTGAAGAGCACCCAATCGACGACCTACCTAAAACGGAAGATTCGCTTGAGTTCCTGGAAGCCGTGGTCGCTAATCCGCGCATCCCTCTCGGACGCAGGATGGAAGCCGCGAAAACCTTGCTACCTTTCCAGCACGCTAAGATCGGGGAAAAGGGTAAGAAAGAAACCAAGGCAGACGGTGCGAAGCAAACGGCCGGCGGCGGCGATGTCTACGCCACGCGCAAACCACCATCGCTGAAAGCGGTACCTAACTAATGGGCGCACCGGCGTACACAACAGCTTGCCCAGATTGGGAAGATCGAATTATCGGAGGGCGCAGCCTCATACCCTTCGCGCCGCTGTTCCCTGAATCCGCTAACGAAGCCCGGGAGTTCCGCCACAAGCTGAAGATCGTAGACGTGGGCGACGGGCAACAGACGATCGGGGATATCGGCGCATCATGGGCCGAGGATGTATCCAACGCGATTTTCGGCGCCTACGACCCGGAGACCGGTATTCAGCTAATCCGCGAAGCCTTCGTGCTGATCAGCAAGAAGAACGCCAAGTCGACAGAAGCCGCGAGCATCATGCTTACGGTCCTAAAGATGAACTGGCGGCAGTCGGCGGAATTCATAATCCTAGCGCCGACTAAGGAAGTGGCCGACAACGCGTACGCTCCGGCGCGTGACATGGTGAAAGCCGACCCAACGCTTGACAGCATGATGCAGGTCCAAGACCACATACGAACCATCAAGCACTTGGGGACCGGCGCCACGTTGAAAGTCGTGGCGGCGGATACCAACACCGTCGGCGGCAAGAAGGCCGCGGTAATCCTGGTCGATGAGATCCACCTATTCGGCAAAAACCCGAACGCCGCCAAGATGCTTGTCGAAGCTACCGGCGGACTCGCCTCACGGCCGGAAGGTTTCGTGCTCTACCTGACCACCCAGTCGGATGAACCGCCTGCGGGGGTATTCGCCTCTAAGTTGATGTACGCCCGTAAGGTCCGTGACGGCGAGATCGTCGACCCGAACTTCCTGCCTATCCTCTACGAGTTCCCACAGCACTACATCGAGAACAAGCTTTACCTCGACCCCGCCAACTTCCACATGACCAACCCCAACTTGGGCAAGTCTGCCAGTGTTGAATTCATCGCGAGGGAACTCCGGCGAGCGGCCGAAGTTGGGCCGACGGAAATGCTGATCGTCCTGTCCAAGTATCTGAACATCGAAGTTGGGCTGGCGCTGCGTACCGACCGATGGGCCGGCGCTGATCACTGGCTAGATACAACCGACGAACGGGTCACCTTCGAAGCGCTGCGCGATATGTGCGAGGTGATTGACGTAGGGATCGACGGCGGCGGCCTGGACGACTTGCTCGGGCTATCCCTGGTAGGACGGGTGACCGGCAGCGATAAGTGGGTCTCCTGGTCCCGCGCTTGGGCCCACCCATCAGCACTGCAGCGCAACCTGGCCGAGAAGTCGAAGATGGAAGACTTCGCGCAGCAAGGCGATTTGGTAATGGTGAAGCGCATCGGCGACGACGTGACCGAATTATGCGATCTCGTCGAACAGGTTTATGAATGGGGCTTACTGGATCAGATAGGCGTTGACCCAGTGGGCATCGGGGCCATCTTCGACGAACTGGTAAACCGCGAGATCCCCGAAAACAAGATCGTCGGCATCAGCCAAGGCTGGAAGCTCGGCGGCGCGATCAAGACCACGGAACGACGCCTGGCCGGCGGCCAGATGAGCCACGCTAAACAGGGCTTGATGGTCTGGTGCGTCTCCAACTGCCGCGTAGAGCCCCGTGCAAACTCAATCCTGATCACCAAACAGGCGTCCGGCTCGGCCAAGATTGACCCGGTGATGGCGCTGTTCAACGCCGTGTCGTTGATGGCGCTAAACCCGGCCGCCGCGCACAAAAAGTTTCAAATGCTATTTCTTTAGGTTACAGTGCGCGTAATTTACCGGAGCTGTATACATGAACAGAGCCTACAGTTTTCTTGAGATCAAAGCAGTCGACGACGAGGCCCGTATCCTTACTGGTATCGCTACGACGCCTCAAGTTGACCGAGCCAGTGATGTTATTGAGCCGCTCGGGGTCAAGTTCCAGAACCCGATGCCGCTGTTGTGGCAGCACGAGCACGACAAGCCCATCGGTACCGTGGTCTTCGACAAACCGACCGCAAAGGGCGTTACGTTCACCGCGACGATCGCCAAAGTGGACGAGCCAGGCATCCTGAAGGATCGCGTCGACGAAGCTTGGCAGTCGGTTAAAGCTCAGATCGTGCGGGCGGTCTCCATCGGCTTCCGGGCTCTCGACTTCGAGCCGATTGCCGGCACGTACGGTTTGCGCTACAAATCGACGGAGGTTTACGAACTTTCGCTGGTAACGATCCCTTGTAACTCAGACTGCAAAATTTCCACCGTCAAATCGTTCGATGTTGGGCTACCCGCCGCGTCAGGCAAAAAGGAGTTCACCGTTGTACGACTTGAAAAACCCGCCGGCGCTTCGGCACCTGTTACAAAAAAACTACCCGTTTCTCCGAAGCCCGAGGAGGGCCTAGACATGAATTTCGCAGAACAAATCAAGTCCTTCAAGGACACCATGGTGCAGAAGTCCGCGCGCCAAAAAGAACTGATGGAAGCCGCTGAAGGCCGCACCCTGGACGAAGCCGAGTCGGAAGAGTTCGATACCATCACCGACGAGCTGAAAGCCGCTGAAGTGCATATCAAGCGCCTGGAAGTGATGGAGAAGGCCAACATCGCCGCCGCCGATCCGGTCAAAGACGTGACCAAATCGACTCAGCGCATGCCGTCCGTGCAAGCAAAGAACACCGAGAAGCTGGAACCCGGCATCCTGTTTGCCCGTTACGCGATGTGCAAAATGGCTTCGCAGAACAACCCGGCAATGGCTGTGGAAATCGCCAAGTCGAAATACCCACAGCACGAAGGCATGATCAAAACCCTGGATCTCGAGGCCCGCGGCCAGAAGATGCAAGGCTTGATGAAAGCCACCGTCGAAGCCGGCACCACCCTCGACACCACTTGGGCGGCCCCCCTGGTTGACTACCAGAACTTCGCCGGCGATTTCATCGAGTATCTGCGTCCTCGCACCATCCTCGGCCAGTTCGGCACCAACGGTATCCCGTCGCTGAATCGCATTCCGTTCAACGTCCGCATTGCCGGCCAAACCACTGGAGGTAATGCTTACTGGGTAGGTGAAGGCGCGCCGAAGCCGCTGACTCAATTCGACTTCAACGCGACCGAACTGCGCTGGAACAAAATCGCGACCATCGCGGTTCTGACCAACGAACTGATCCGCTTCAGCGATCCATCGGCAGAACGCCTCGTGCGTGACGGCCTGGCCGCTGCGGTAATCGAACGTGCTGACATCGACTTCATCGACCCTGCCAAGGCCGCTGTAGCGAACGTCTCGCCTGCTTCTATCACCAATGGCATCGCCGGTATTCCTTCCAGCGGCAACACTGCTGAAGACATCCGCGCCGACGTCGCTGCTCTGTGGGCTCCGTTCATCGCCGCGCGCAACGCTCCGCGCAACGCTGTGTACCTGATGGACTCGACCACTGCGCTGGCGCTGAGCATGATGCAGAACCCGCTCGGCCAGTCCGAGTATCCAGGTCTGACCATGAACGGTGGTACTTTCATGGGTGTGCCGGTGATCGTGTCCGACTACCTGCCTGTTGACTCGGGCGGCGGCATGGTTGTTCTGCTGAACGCTTCGGATATCTGGCTGGCTGATGACGGTCAAGTGACCATCGACGCTTCCCGCGAAGCTTCGCTGCAGATGCTGGACAACCCAACCAACAACAGCGCAACCGGTACTCCTACCTCAATGGTCTCGATGTTCCAGACCAACAGCACAGCGTTCCTGGCAGAGCGTTTCATCAACTGGCAGCGCCGTCGTACCAGCGCCGTCGCTTGGCTGGACAACGTGAACTGGGGCACCGGCGCTTAATGCGCTACGTTGAGTGAATCGGAAAGGCCCTTCGGGGCCTTTTCTTTAGGGGTACTTCCATGATCGAGTTCATCCAGAAAATGGGTTTTATGGGCGACGACGGTGAAACCCCGACGCCACCGCTCCCGGACCCTACGACTGTAAACTTCACAGCTGCACAATTTTCTCCCGGCATCACTGGCTCAGTCAGCACAACCAAAAACGCAGCTCGCATCTATATGCGCGGCGCGATTTCGCTTTGGTCAGGCTTTATCTCCGGCAACGAAGCAAAACTGACTACTCCATCAGATTTCGGTGACAACCCCGGATCTGTCCAAGTAGCGATCGACGGCGGCGCTTTCACTCTTGCGCCTAACACCGGATCCGTTTACACACTTTTTACCGGCCTTGCGCACGCGACCCGCTTTGTCGAGGTCCGCTACGACAATGCCATGGGCGATGCGCCATACGTCGCGTCCTCCGGCAACGTGCTAGAGGTAACGGGACAACCGCCAAACCTGGCCACTCTCACTAACAAGGTTCAGGACGGCGCCAACAGCGCTACCGGCTTCTACAGCGGCGCCCTGGTAGCCAACACCGCAACTTTCTCGCCGCCGCTCCAAGCGCAGAAAGGCGTTACCTACGGCTCCAACATCGGATCGGTGAAGATCCGCGGCGCCTTCACGAAAATTGTGGTAACCGTAAACGGCGCCAGAAAAATTGCGGTAAGCAAAAATGGTGCCGCGCCAGTGTTCTACGACGTAGCGGATGAGACGAACAACCCTATCCGGGCCATGCGGATTCCGTGCGACGGTTCTACAGCCACTTACTACGTATGGGATGACGGCAACGGGCGAAACAACAACGGGCACTTCGCCGTGGCCGGTGATTCGACTCTCCTCGACGTAGGTACCCGCCGCCGCTTGGACCAGTATGGCGATTCGATCACCTTCGGCTCCGGCCCGGGTGCGACGTCCAGAGACACGGAAACGATGCGTGTAGCTGCAGCGATGGGCTTCGTCGGCAGCACTAACGGCATCAGCGGGTTGACCATTACGGCCTGCAAAACCTTGCTTGATACCGTTTTGCCACTACGCACTGTAGGCGCCACCGACGTAGCGATCCTGGCGATCGGGGGCAACAGCGCTTCTGGCGGGATAGACTCGACAGAGCAGGCCGATTATGGCCTTTGCATCGACAAGCTATTGGCGAAGGGGTATGCGAAAGTCCTGTGCCGCGGGATTCTAAATAACTCTGGCGCTGCGCAGGAGCTGATCGATTCTTGCAATGCTACCCTGAAAGGTGTTATGGACGGAAAAGCAGACAGCCGACTCGCTTGGATCGACCCTAAACCGTGGACTTTCACCACCGTGGACGGCACGCATCCAGACGCTGCGGGCTACGCTTCTATCGCGGGCTTCGCATTGCCGGCTTATTCCGCTGCGCTAGGCTTGTGATACACTCCCGCTAAATTTGAGGAATTCCCATGAGCAAAGTTGAATTCGTGTACGGCCGAGGCGGTAAAAAGGTCTTGATGGCTCGCCGCTATGCGGAAACCCTTCGCAAATTGGGCCACGGAACTTACGCTGACGACGGCTACCAGACCAGAATGCTGACTGCCGGCGCACCGGTTGAAGTAGTCGCCGAACCTCTAGCCTCGGCGGCTATTCTGGAATTCGCCAAAGAGAACGGTGTCGATATCGAAAAGGTTGTTGGCACGGGTAAAGACGGGCGCATCAAAAAGTCCGATGTCGAGGCTCTTATCGACGCTCAGGATCTTGCCTAATGCGTATCTTCGGCCGAGAGCTGTCCCTAACCTTCAAGCGCGCGCCGATGTCGCCGCCCGGTACGGGCATGGGCGGTTGGTGGCCGATGATTCGCGAGCCATATTCCGGCGCCTGGCAAAAGAACGACACTTGGACCAACGAATCTGTACTTGCGCACTACGCGGTCTACGCCTGCGTAACGCTGATTGCTAACGACATCGGCAAATTGCGCCAGCGCTTGATGGAACTGGACGCGAACGGGATCTGGAAAGAGACCACGAGCCCGGCTTTCAGTCCGGTGCTCAAGAAGCCGAACAACTACCAGAACCATATACAGTTCAAGCAGTGGTGGCAGACTTCCAAGCTGATCAGCGGCAACACCTACGGGCTCAAGCAGCGCGATCAGCGCGGTGTCGTCGTGGCGATCTACTTGCTCGACCCGTGCCGCGTGCTTCCCTTGGTTGCTGAAGACGGTTCTATCTACTACCAGCTTTCGAACGACAACCTGAACCGAGTAGGCGACGGTGTAACCGTACCAGCGTCCGAGATCATCCACGACCGGATGAATTGCTTGTTCCACCCCCTGGTTGGCGTGTCGCCGCTCTATGCCGCCGCGCAAGCCGCGTGCCAGTCCCTCAAGATGCAAAGCGATAGCTCGACCTTCTTTGAGAACGGCGCGCGCCCTGGCGGCATCCTGTCGGCTCCAGGCGCTATCAGCGACGAGACGGCAGCGCGTTTGAAAGCCCATTGGGACGCGAACTACACCGGTCAGAATGCCGGTAAGGTTGCTGTTGTCGGTGACGATCTGAAATTT